AAATTATTGTCATCAGTGTACTTATTCACAAAGTTGAGAATAGTCTCCTGAGACTTCTTCAGCTCAGATGCGTCAGCAGGCTTAAACGTCATAGACTTATCGTTGACATTGAACTCAAAACCTTTGAACTCGTCATTGAAAACTCTGTCTGTCTCCTTCAAGAACAAATCAATTCTTTTTTGATTCAGCTCCTGAAGACCTTTTGCTTCTTCTGCCTGTTGTCTAAAGCTCGTCAACTCCTCGGTGGACTCTGAAGACGCTGGCCCCACACTTGACTCAAGGGGGGCTTTGTATTGCTCTTGCTGTTCTTTGAAGAATTTCTTCGCTTGGACAATCTCTCGCTTCTTGGCTAACTTCTGCTTTTTGATAAGAGACTCATCATCAAGGTCTTCGTCATATCCGAACTTGGAGTCGATAAGGTCATTTAAGTCCTCATCATCTAACCCATCTTCAGTCTGACGGTAGTAGTCCATAATCAACTCATCATCCGCTACGTCATCGTAGTTTTTGTTGAGCTTGATATAGTCATCCATACCTCGACCAGTCTCTTTTCTGTATCGGAAGTAAGCGGCAACATCTTCAGGTAGTTCTTCAGATGCTTCCCGCTCAGCGACAAGCTCGTCAATAGAGCTTATCTCTTTGCCATAGCGATTACCAATATATGTAAGAACGTCCTCCTCTGATAACTCAGGAGAGGTGTTGTTTTCTTCAGGCGTTTGCTCCGCAACATTCTCCTCAACTTTAGCCCCCTCAACCTGAGGCTGCTTATCGTTGAACTGTTGCTCGTGCTTCTCAAGTAGCTCTTTCTCAATCTCTTGAGCAGATTTCTCCTCAACCGCCTGTACTTCTTTTACTTCTTTGAATTGCATAGATTAGATTTTTTACAAAGTTATGGAAAAATAGAGTACGCCTATCGGGGGTTGAACTCCGCAAAGTCAAACCCGTCCAAGCTATCCTCGTTAGACTCAAATGTTATCGGAGGTAAATCGTTCTTCCTTTGATTTATCAACTGAGACTGTTGAGTGTTCTGCTGGCTTATCCTCTTCTCCTTCGCATCCTCTCTACTCTTTTCCCTTGATGCCAACTGCTCCTCGGTTATTCCTTTAAGCCCCATATTGTATTGGAACTCTCTCTCCATCAAGGCCATCTTTAACTGAGCCTCTTGCTGCATCTTCTGAGTAGCATACAAAGACTTAGCCTCCTCAAGCTTTATCTTGAGATTTATCTCTTGCTCTGCCTTCATCATGGCCTGCTCACCCGCAACCTGCTGAGACTGTATCTGTCCCTGCTGCTGCATCTGCTGCATCTCCATTGCTCTCTTTTGGTCATCCTCAGCCTTACGCTTACGCTTAACCTTTAGCAACTGATTGGCAAGCTTGATGTTCTTTACCTCACGGATGTCAATCGCGTCCTCAAGGTTAATGTCTCCCTTCGATAATGCCATCTGAACATTCTGCTCAAGCTGAGCCTTTTCCTCCTCGTCAGGTGCTACATCTATGAATATACCAAAGTCATATAGGTATAGGTCGTTCATGCTGTCAAGGGTAGACACATTGTACTTACCTATCTGATTTGCAAACTCTTGTCTGAACTCTGAGTATTCAAGGACATCAGCAATTCTAATAGACAGCCCCTCAGCTAAGTTCTTCAGCATATAAAGACTCGCGTCAAGTATGTGTCGAGTCGCTGTGTTTGAGTTCAAAGCAGCAAGCTTCTGTACGCCCACTAAAGCATTCGGGTCAGGAGTGCTGCCATCTCTTGCCTCGTTCAGGCCAGTTACAGCCCTGAGCATATCAAGGTAATGGTTGTAGTTAGCAAGAAGCAACTGCATCTTACCACCTCCTGTGTTGCCCACAAGTGGCTGCACTGGAACCCTTGCGTTGTTGAACTCACCGTCCTGAGTGTAGCTCCTTCCGATTACACTACCTGTTTGGAAGTACAGTCTTAAAGCATCCTCAGGGTTGTAGGCGTTGCCTGTGCCAAGGTCAACCTCGTTCAATCCATCGGCATCAATGAACACACCGTCAGGAACCATACGGGATATGACCTGCTGTATCTTGAGATGAGTAATCTGAATCAGGTCGGCAAAAGGAATCATCCTCCTAACCAAAGACTCTATTACCCCTTTGTACATTCTTGGCGCACAGGCCACATAGTTTGGAAGCGCATACTGACTGGCAGACTGTGGCCTTACCATGTTCTTAGCTACTTCCCATTTCAATATAATGTTAGTACCCATGACCATAATGCCATCGTACCACACCTCAATAGTCTTTTCTACCCTCTCGAAGTTTCCTTCGTCCATCATCTCCTGTGGAGGGTTGAATGAATCATCCTTCTCTATTACACGAGCGTTGCCGTTGTCATCCTTCTTCTTCTTGTACACAAACTTCTTTGTAGACTTGTAGTTGAAGTAAAGCAGCGTACAGGTATCACGATAAAACATATCGTTCTGCTGATACTGAGCCACGTTGTAATAGTCGTACCAACTCTGACTGTACTTGGAGATTTCCTCCATCTCCTCTTTCGTAATGGTCGGGTCAATCTTCACCAACTCTGCAATAGGTATGGTCTTGATTTCTCCCCAATAGAAACAGTCCTTGAAGTAAGGGTCTTCAGTGTAGCTGTATATCACATTAGCTGGGTCAACGTAGTCAACCACAACGCCCTGCCCAGCCAAGAACTGATGCTTAACAATCGACACGCCCAATACGGTTTGGTCGTAGTCAAGCCTCTTGCGTATTTCTGTGTAATGATTCTGCTCAAGCAGTGTGTTTATACCCACCTCTTCAGCAATCTCAACCGCAGGCTTGTAATTAAGCTGCATATACAGAGACAGCTCCTCGTCATTTGCAGGAACGTCATCAGGGTTCATGGTAAATGGGTTGACCTGAAACTGCTCTTGAATCTGAGTAAGTATCTCCTTACCCGCCATCTGCGTTTCAATCTGCTCTTGGAAACGATTACGGTCTGAAGATGACATTGCGTCCTGAGCATACGCCCGTATCTTGAACATCCTGTCAGACATTCCGTTTACCACAATGTCAACAAACTTGGGAAGTATAGGGACGGGTGTCCAATCTAAGTTTAGGTAGGATAGGTCTCCATCAACAGCCAACTCATTTTTATACTTGGCAATGGACTGCTCTCCACGAGCGTAAAGCCTCAACTTGTTAAACTCTCCCCACTGGTTGTAAAACCTACAGTTGTTGCCATCTCGCTTAAACCATTCATACTGAATAGCCTGCCCCACCTGTAGGCCATATTCCAAACTATCCTTTTCCGCGTCTGTCGCAAATTGGTTAGGAAATCCTACAGAGGAAACATTGACCGTTACTTTATCCATTTACCTTATTAGTTGGCTTGAATTTCCCGAATTACTATACCTTGCAAAGGTAACGCTTATTTTGGACTGCTTTTTCTCAGGCGTGTACATATGCTTTTGATTCGCCATAATTGCAAGACCTGAACTGATACACGCATCAAACTTTGTTCTGTCTGTAATATCAAACTTTGCCCAGTCTTCTAACGTCCTTGAGAACGGCATCGTACCCATATCTCCTATCGTCCTGTACGAGCCATCTATATCCATACCGATATACTTTTCTATGTACGACTCAATAGCTGCTGCGTGAGACTGCTTCACATCCTCAGATGTGTTGGGTATACCCCCAAGCTCTTTCTCCGTCTTAGAGAGCTTATTAAAGCGTTTGTCAGGTCTATTCATTGAGTAGCCCCTATACCCCCTGTTCTTAAAGTGATAAAGTAGTCTCGGCTTATTGTTCTCTGCAAGGATCGGCATACCGTAAAAAATACAGGCCATCAGTATCTCTTCAAAAAATATCTCAGCGGTCTGAGGTCTTGCCACATACTCTAAGAAGAACTCATTGCTTGGAGCGTCATCCATGTTAAACTTGGTCAACCCATGCAGCGAACCGTTAGAGCCTCTGCCTCCGACTGTGCCTGAGATGTCATACGGGTCACACCCGAACGACCCAATATGCTCATTGGCTGGCATCTTCTTTCCGTTCACCACAGCCACCCTGTTCTGTAGGTGTGCCGCTGGTAGCCACGATACAGCAAACCTGCCTCGTGGGTCAGGCGACCATATCACCTTTGTGTCCTTCACGCCATCCTTCCAATGAAACGAGCCTCGTGTTATGTGATGCTCCTTTATCATTGAGTCGTTATAGTCAATCTGCTGGTATATCTTGGTCAGGTTGAATATAGACTGCCTGCTTTCGTCTCTGAACGCATGAGACGTTGTCCTTGGAAACTGACGGTAGAACTCATTCAACGCATCAGGGTCGTTCTTCAAAGACTCAACCTCGTTTTCCCAATACTCCACAGCGCCCACAGCAATCATCTCCCCATCAATACCAAGCACAGGCTTCTCAGGCGTGTCTATCACAGGCATACCATACCTGTCAATAAAACCTTCCATGTTCCACTCCATCGGAATAAATAGCGAGTAAAGACCGCTCTTAGTCTGCCCGTTTGGATTTCTTGTTGACGGGTCTGAGTCCTCGTAAAGCTTCTTAAAGTTTGCTCCTCCTTTATTCAGCGCATTGGACGTAGAACCCATCATGCACTTACCGACTATCTTACTACCCAACCTAAGACAGGTCTTGGTGACCCTCCAGTTGTTTAAGATATTGTTCGGATTCAACCACTTCCCACTCTCATCGTGGATAAGCAGCAGAAGTTTCTCACCATCATAAGAGTTGTCATCCGTGTTCTTCCAGTCAATCGTAGTATCCAATCCCTCAATGTCGTCATTAGCGACATTGTGCATATTGTTCTTGGTTATCTTGGAAGCAGGAACCCTATAAGCCAACTCAGTCTTCGGTTTGTCCATACCGTCCATAATCGGCTTGAAGAAGAACGGGTAGTTACTGTTTATCGGAACAACCTTGTCGGTGAACATCTTCTTTGCGTCAGCACCAGTTTTTGATAGCATCCCAACCCTTGCATCTTTTGCAAGAGTTCCCGTGCTCACTGTCTCTGAAGATGCCATGAACGAAAATCCTGAACGCCTTATCTTAAGGTAGTCAAGGCCAAAGCATCTGTTGTCAGCCTTACACGCCTCCCAAAATATATAGAGCAGGCGATTAGCCTCTCGATAGTCGGGATAACCTACGTCAATCTTTGTCCATTGCAGATACATATAGTGTCCCCCTGTGATATATGTCGGGATACCATTGTTTTTAAACCATACTCCGTTTTCTCTTCTGTCAAACTCCCCCTCAATGTAGTCAACCCATCGCCCCTTAAAGTCGGTAGGCATATCGTTCCATTGAAAAATGCTTTGAATACGGGACAGCTCTTTCGGGTAGTCCTCTCTTTCCCAATACTGACTCTTGGATTGCGAGTGTCTCTGAAGACACTTCTTGGGCGCAAGCGGTAGCCCTATCTTAATACCCTCTATCAGGTATATCTCTCCAAGCGTACCGTCTTTGGATATGACAACAATATCGTACTTAGGCTCATAACCGTACTTCCAATTCCTCTTCTTATTTTTGGAGTTAAGTATCTTGACGGGGACTACCCCATCTAATACCCTGTATAGACTATTTTGATCTTCGCTCTGCAAACCCTTGGTTAGATGATATAGCCTTACTATTGCCCGCAGACGACATCATGTCTAAAGCCTCCTGCTCTGCATCAACCCTGTTCAATATCTCAAAGGCATCAAAGATGGCAAGCTTCTTTGTGGCCGCTGCGTTCTTAAGCCTGTCAGCAGCCAACTCATCTTCAGGGTCGATTTTGATGATGTCTTCCTTCGCAACCTTAATCAACTGAATCACTGCCTTCCTCCCAGCTTCTATAATCTGTAGCTTGATGCTTCTTGAATCCGTCTTTGTTTCGGTTGTACTTTTTGCCGCCATGCGTTTTCTCTGTCATCCTGCGCTGCACATCTGAGAACTCTCTGCGTCCAGCTTTTTTTACTCGCTTCACAATACTACTGTAATATTATCCGTAAACATACGGTAGAGCTTTTCTCCGTCTACCGTAAACTCATAGTCACTGTAGGGTTGATACGTTATCTCGTCTCCCTCCTTCAGTCCCAACTCCTCAAGCTGCTTATTAATATAACGAATTGTTCCGACCAATGGTTCCTCCTTACCCATCTTGTCAATGAACGAAGCCTTCTTGTCCGATGGCTTAACAAAACAATACTTATCGTGCGCGACCCACCCATCGCCCTTGTTGTAAAGGAAGAACTGTAAAGAGTCTACAAAAAAGATATCCTCCTGAAAAAAACTTCTACCGCTTTTCTCCCTACCCTTCATGTCATAATACTTCTTAAAAACATTATGATGAACGAGCAACAAATCGCCAACCTCAATAGGCCCGTCATAGTTGATAGGAGTCTCAATGACTTCTGCAAACCTGTTTGAGTGTATGTGATCTTCTTGCGAGGTGCTTATAAGGATTTCTTTACCACCGACCTCTTTGGTGTTTGCGTACCGCTTGCCATCTACAGGCTTTACGATAAACATATATGGAGATTTCATTAGAAGTTTATGTTGTATTCGATTGAAATAGGCATTGTTGAGTTGAACTCCTTCCAAAGGACAACCTCATTGTTCTTTATGATCCAAACCTTTACAGAGTTTCTGTCAGCATCCCGCTTAATTAGATGTATCAGATAATCGCCACCAAGTACGCTTTGCCCTACAATGTAGTGCATAGCTCCTGACTTGTAATCAGGGCCAACTGATATCTTGCGGATGTCTTCGTGCATTATTGTTTGACCATAACAATGCCAGCTGTATTGAGTGGAGCGGCTCCAGCGCCCGTTGTTTGGTAAAGCCTTCCACTGGTAAGACCTCCTGCTCCCGCAGCAGCATCATCATCAAATGCAGACAACACCACAGTTGCAGTTGATACTACAGTAAGACTGTTAACCTGAGCCGTAGTCATGGTTGTTGCGCCTGCAACCCCAAGAGTATTTGTAACACTTGCATTACCAAGAGTTGTTGCGCCTGTAACCCCAAGCGTACCACCTATAGTAGCGTTGCCCGTAACCGATAATGTTGATAGAGTTGGGTTGAGGTTTAGAAAGGCAGAAATCTCACTAACCAAATAATTTTTTGTCGCGCCACCAGCTTGCTCAGAACCTATTAGCAGTGTGTTGCTTGTTGGTGTAGAAGAAGCATAAGCTGCCGTGTTGTTAATCTTGCCCATCAGGAATCGTTTTATCCAGTTATACAGTTTGCACATCTTTCTCTCTTATTTCGCCAGTACCCATATCAATAACTGAGTCTGCACCGTACTTCTCAATAAGCGATGATTCAACCTGTGCGAATTGAACCTTCATTTCGCCAACCTCATCAAGGATTGCCTTCTTGGTGATTTCCAAGTCCCCCAAGCTCATCTTGGCCTTTTGGAACTTTTCTTGAATCTCCTTGATTTCGTTGAACTCTTTGTCAGTAAGCTTTGTCATTAAATTAGATTTTGTACAAAGATAGAGATTTAAACTTACCGTATCGCGGCATTGATAATGATAGCCGTTTCCGCAGCTAAGCCGACACCCAAGACTATGTTCAGTATCGTTGACCTAAGCTTCTGTCTCCTTAACTCTTTCTTATGGTGCTTGACTATCACCTCAAGACTCTGTATCACCTCGTCCTTCTCCCTGTCGGCTTTAACCTGTAGCACAAACTGCTGATCCATGAACTTAATCACACTGTCAGCCCTTGCAAGCTGGCTCTCAGCTAAAGCCTTGTCCTCCTTCAACTCCCTCAAGTAAGAGAAGGAAAAAAGAACTACGTCAAACTGATGCTCAGTTATTGCTACTAAGGTATCGCCCTCGTATGGAATCAATACGGGAGACTTCTGCTGAGAAAAACTCAGACTTGCCTTCAAAAGGCAAAGCGTAAACGCTGTCAATAATATGGACTGTCTTGACATGGATTTGATTTCTTAGTTGTTGAATGGAGTCTCGCTCCAGTTGAATCTTGTCAATCCTCCCCTCAAGCACTCCTATACGGGACTCATAAACCTTTATCTTAGAAAGACTCATAGAGATTTTCTCTCGCTGTACCATCTCAATTTCCTTAAGGGATGAAGCCCTCAAGCTTACGCATACCAATACAGCAAGAGATAGCAGGGTTACCCCTACCAACAGCTTCTCTCTATTACTGAGTCCAGTATCCATACTCAGCTATAACCGCAGACCCTGTGGCTATTACCTCACATCC